TAGTGGTGCGTTTGTAAACAATATAATAGAAACGGTAGGAGTACCACAGCGGGTGCGCTCCAAAGAAGAAAAAGTAGAGGTAGATTATCTTCCAGATGAATGTACCTCAGAGTCTTTTCAACCTGGAGAGATAGTATGGTCAGCTGTATACCATACTGCAGCTAAGATTGTACGCGAGTATGATAAGCCCTATGTAGAAAAATCAAAAGGGCTGGTAAATACAGACTATGAGAAGGAGTACAGTAATAAAGTGTATAGTATCTATGTCATAGAGGATGTGGATACCGAAGGCACTTATTTCTCTAATATATCTGCGGGAGGCTTCTATGCAAGCTCGATTGCATACGATTTAGGAAAGCTCTCTCACTTGGAACAGTACGGCATTGATTTGACCAGACTGTAAAAAATAGTTCTTGACTTATATGTTAATTTTGGCATATAATATCTTTTTAATTGACATGACAGAGGAAAAAAATCATGGCTTGGGATGACGACAAAAAAGCAGCAGTAGTTGAAGCATACGAGAATGCTAACCCTACTCCTGAAACAAGTATGGAAATTGTAAAAGACCTGGCAGATGAATACGAAGAAAGCCCTAATGGCGTTCGTATGATTCTTACCAAAGCAGGCGTTTATGTAAAGAAAACTCCTGCTACTTCTAGTAGTAAAGCTAGCTCCTCCGGAGGTACTAGAGTATCTAAAGCTGCTGCAGCTGAAGCCCTAACCGCGGCTCTTAGTGATGCAGGTCAGGAAATTGACGAAGACATCGTTAGTAAGCTGACTGGTAAAGCTGCTCAGTACTTTACTGGAGTAATTACAGCCCTCAATAATTAAGAGCTAAATTTACTTACTTGTCTCTGGAGGGTTCTCCCTCCAGAGATTTTTTACACATATAAGATTCACCTAAGACACTAGCACAGCAAAAGATTTTGCTACCCTAAAGTTCCGAGGAGAATCCGTGAAAAAAGAAGCATTAGAACAGTTAGTCAAAGAATACGGCGATGCTGTTATCACCTATCGAAGTGAAAACTCTAATAAGCTAAAGTATAATGTATGTACATTGGACTTTAGTACCCCTTACATTCAAAAAAAGACTAATCGTGCAGTAGAGTCAAGTGAAACACTAACTTTGTTTTGTTGGGACACGGATTCATATAGACTGCTTAAACCGCATAGTGTTACAAGTGTAGTTCCTTTATCCTCAATTCTTAGAAATTCGAGGTAACTATGCAACTACATGAAGCCCCAGAAATGTACGAAAAAATCGTGCATGAAGACTCTGTTCGTGGTCACCAGGTGCGGTTAACTGTGTCTGCTTTTCGTGGTATAGAATATCTTAGCCTGCGAAAGTATTATTTAGACTTTGAAGAAGAATGGAAGCCCTCTTCGGAAGGTATCTCCATGCCCTTAGACTTTAATAATTCGAAAGAGCTATTTGTAGGTTTAGTGGAGATATTATCTTTAGCAGAAGCTAAAGAAACCATAGAAAAACACTTCAAAGAATATATACAGGACATGTATAAATAGTTCTTGACTTTTTAAGTTATTTTCAGTATAATAGCACTTAATAAATAAGAGGAAGAACTATGCCACACGAATTCTTAGACTATGCAAGTAAAATGTATTATGATGGAACTCCCGTCTTGTCTGACGAAGAGTTTGATAGACTTGCGGCACAGCAAAACTACAATAAAGTAGGGACTTCTTCAACGAAAGAAGGAACCCTCAGCCACTATCAGCCAATGTATTCATTGCAGAAATGCTTTGACATTGACAATCCTCCCTTTCCTGTTGCTAAAAATGTATTGAGCACTCCAAAACTCGATGGTGCGGCAGTATCTTTGTTATATGTAGATGGTACTTTTGAAGTAGGACTTACCAGAGGTGATGGGAAAGTCGGTCAAATGATTACAGAAAAATTAAGGTCTCTTGTGCCGAATAAAATAGCTCTCAGCGGGGTCGTACAAATTACAGGTGAAGTGGTTGCTCCGAAGAGTATAGAAAATTCTAGAAACTATGCAGCAGGTGCTCTTAATTTGAAGTCTGTCTCGGAGTTTCTTGAGCGAGACTTAACTTTCTTCGCCTACGACATATACCCAAACATTGAGACTACTTATATGGAAGCTATGCTATCCTTATATGATATGAACTTCAAGACAGTTTTTACAGACGATGTTATAGAATTCCCTCAAGATGGAGTAGTTTATCGAATGAATAACTACAAGGAGTTTATAAACGCTGGATATACCGCCCACCACCCTAGAGGTGCTTTTGCTCTAAAAGAGACGAAGGAAGGAGTGGTTACTGTATTACGAGATGTAGTATGGCAGGTTGGTAAAAGCGGAATAGTAAGCCCTGTAGCAATACTTGACCCAGTAAATATAGATGGCGCTACTGTAAGCAGAGCTACTCTTCATAACATGAAATATATAACTGAGTTAGACCTTGAAATAGGTTGTAGTGTAGAAGTCATTCGTTCTGGAGACATTATTCCTAGAATAGTTAAAAGAGTGTGAAAGAATTAAGTACATTCAAAAAAATAATTCTTGACTTTTATCTTAGGATTCCGTATAATATATTTTCAAAACTTAGGAAAGGATTAAATGACACAGATTCAAGCTCCAACAAATTGCCCTTCATGCAGTTCGTTACTTGATGAAGTCAATTTTGTTTTGTTCTGTAGAAGTGCCTCTTGTGGTGCGAAACAGGCAAAGCAGATTCAACATTTTACAAAGACTCTAAAGATAAAAGGATTAGGTGAAGCGACTATCAGCAAGTTAGACCTTGCCGGTATATCAGATATTTATACCCTATCGAAAGACGAAATTTGTACTATGTTAGAGTCAACTAAGTTGGGTGAGAAGCTATACGCTGAGATTGAAATATCCCAGCAGGCTTCATTGAATGTTTTACTACCTGCTTTTAGCATCCCGCTAATAGGCAAAGTGGCATCAGATAAACTTTCAAAAGTTGTCGAAGATATTTATAGTATCAATGCTACCACTTGTTTAGAGGCTGGACTTGGGGAGAAGGCTACTGAAAACTTACTTACTTGGATAGAAGTCAGTTTTCCTGAAATAGAGCATCTACCTTTTAGCTGGAACTTTACTAAAGTAGTACAAAAAGCAATTAAAGGAACTGTCTGCATTTCTGGTAAGTTAAAGAGTTATAAAACAAAAACAGATGCGCACAAAGACCTTGAGGCTTTAGGCTACAGTGTAAAGAGTAGTATTACAAAGGATGTAACCATTCTAGTAAATGAAAGCGGTATAGAATCATTAAAAACAAAGAAAGCCAGAGAATCTGGCGTAACAATAGTTGATAACTTACAACAATTTTTATTGGAGAATTAATATGGCAGTTCCAAAGTGGACAGAAGAGCGCGTTGCTGCGCTTACTAATTTCGTAGGAGACGAGTCTCCTGTATCTCAGGCTACTGTAGTTGAAGCTGCAGAAACCCTGGAAACCTCATCTCGCTCAGTTTCTAGCAAACTGCGTAAGATGGGCTTTGATGTAGAACTGGCTTCCGCTAGTGCTACTAAGGCTTTCTCAGATGAGCAAGCTGCTACCCTCGCTACTTTTGTACAGGATAACAGTGGTAATTATACCTATGCTCAGATTGCTGATGCCTTTGACGGCGGTAATTTTACTGCCAAACAGATTCAGGGCAAGGTACTGTCTCTGGAATTGACTGGGCACGTCAAGCCTGCTCCTGTTAAGGAGTCTGTGAAGACTTACTCAGACGATGAAGAAGCCACCTTCGTTCAGATGGTTAATGATGGTGCTTTCGTTGAGCATATTGCTGAAGCTATGGGTCGTTCCGTGAACTCTGTTCGTGGTAAAGCTCTTTCTCTTCTGCGTGCTGGCTCTATTGAAGCCATCCCTCGTCAGGAGACTTTGAAGTCTTCTACCAAGGAAGATCCGCTGGCATCCCTGGATGACATCGCAGGCATGACTGTAGAAGAAATTGCTACTTCTATCGGTAAGACTGTTCGTGGTGTTAAGACTATGCTTACTCGTCGTGGTCTGACCGCATCAGACTATAATGGTGCTGCAAAGCGCGAAAAAGCTGCACAGTAAGTAAGATAGTAATTAAATCAATGGGTATAAGGTTTCGGCCTTGTACCCATTTTTAGCATTCGGGAGAAATGCGATTGAACCTGGCTAGTACATTTATAAAGCAGATACTTCTGTGTAAAGACTCTGAGACTTGGTCACAGACTCGCAGAAGTTATTTGCCTGTAGAGTATCATGTTATTTATGATATTATATCAAAGCATAATGACAAAAATCATATGCTTCCGGCTTTTGACGACCTTCATTTAGGGGTTCGTGACTCAGCAACACAAGAAAAAATATATGCTATAAAAGCGGAAAAAGATATTGAACTAGACCCATATACACTTCTTCAGTACTTGAAGAATGAATATGCTCAAAAGGAAATTCTCACATCTCTCGAAAATTATGTAGATTCTTCTATAGCCTTTAACGATGCAGAAGAGTCTATAAACGAGCTTCATCAGATTGTACTTGATATTGAAGACAAAGTAGATATTCAAGACCCGAATGAGAGTATGCAAAGTATTCCATTGTGGGAATCTGAAGAAGACCTTCAGAAGTATGTCGCACTTGGATTGAACGAAGAATACGACTATGATATTCAGTTCTCTCCTAGAGACTTGATTCTTGTTGGTGGTAAGAGAGGCGCAGGTAAGTCAATTACCTGTGCTAATCTTGCAAACAACATGGTTGCTTCTGGCAAGTCTGCAATCTATTTTACCATTGAGATGGATAGCAGATCAATTCTTCAACGTTGTTGCTCCATCGCAACAGGGGTTCCATTTTCTAGACTAAAAATGAAGAACCTTAGCGTAGTAGAATGGGAAAAAGTAGCTTCTTGGTGGGCAGTTCGCTACACTGAAGGCTCGGAACGCCTGAAAGAATATAGAAGTCACAGAGATTTTGACAAGCTACACAATGTACTAAAGTCTAGCCATGAGCTTCTCCCGACTCAGCAACTAGACGTAGTATATGACTCAGGATTAACTCTTGGGAAAATTCGTGCTACCTTGGATAAACAAGCTAGCAGAATAAAGCCTGGCATTATAATTGTAGACTACCTTAATCAAGTAAGGCGTTCCAATCTTCCTGCTCGAGGCGGACAGTACGATTGGACAGAACAAATTGAAGTAAGCAAATCTTTAAAGTCAATGGCACAGGAGTATGAAATACCTGTGTTCTCCCCCTATCAAACAGACGCTACAGGCGAAGCTCGTTTTGCAAAAGGAATTCTAGATGCTGCTGATGCCGCATTTGCTTTGGAAACCTGGGAACAGGAAGATGCTTGCATGACTTTTAATTGTGTAAAAATGCGTTCTGCTTCAATGAAATCTTTTACTTCTAAAATGGACTGGGAAACTCTACGAATAGGCCCAGAGGCTGCAATGTCTCCAAAAGAAAAAGAGGGTTCTGACCTTAAATCTGATGAAGATATTGATGATATATAAAAAATAGTTCTTGACTTTCAAAGGTATGTTGTAGTATAATATATCTAATTTCTGACAATCAGGAGACTTTTTTATTTATGCTAGTTCAAGCCTCAAATTCTTACAGACCTTTATCTCGTAAGAGAAAGCCTCTACCTAAGGTTGGTAGAAGACCAAAAGCAAAGTTTCAAGAGTACGTTCCAGAGCCAGAGCCATATCGTAGACCCACAAAGAACTATCCTTCGGTAGTATCTACGGGTGCGATACGGGGCAAAGAATCTGACGACTATAAAAAAGAAGTATCAAGTAAATATACTATTGCTCCTGCGTATAATAAAGGAGCTTATCAGCTAATTACGCAGGATAACATAAAGGATATTGGACGATGATGGACGAAGACGTATGGAGGTTTCTACGAAGTCTTGTAGACCCAGAAAAGTATGGACACGCAGTAACAGAAGAAGTACGAAATGAAGCAAGAAAACTATTAGGAATATCTACGGTACCTATAAGAAACCATGACAGTACAAGAACTACTCACTAAAAGGAATATAAAGTTTCTCCCAAAAGGAGCAGACTTTTTGGTACGATGCTTAAACCCAGAGCATCAAGATAGAAATCCTAGTATGAGAGTAGACCAGATCACTGGTGTCTATAACTGTTTTTCCTGTGGGTACAGAGGAAGCCTTTTCAATCTTTTTGGAGAAAAAGTAAACCAACTACAACTACGCAGAGAAAATCTTAAACGAAAAATTATACAAAAGAGTGCGGAAAGTGTTGGTTTATCTTTTCCTAAAAACTCCGTCCCATATATTGGGAATTGGAGAGAGATCAAACCTGAAACCTACAAAAAATTTGAAGCGTTCCAAAATAGTCAGAATGACTATATTGGGCGTGTTGTGTTCCCTATTCGAAGTGTGTCTGGAAAGATAGTAGCTTTTCAAGGCAGACATACTTCGAATGGTACACCTAAGTATCTTACGCTTCCTGCCGGAGCAAAACTACCTCTATTTCCCGTACCAAATCCACGAGAAGGGAAAATAATACTTGTGGAGGGACTTTATGATGCTTTAAACTTATATGATAAAGGATTGACCAACGCAGTGTGTTGTTTCGGAGTAAAAACTGTCAACGAGGATAAGCTACTTCTTGCTAAGATGCAAGGAGTAGAAGAAGTAGTAATCTTTTTTGATGGAGACGAAGCAGGTCAGGCAGGAGCCGAACAAGTAAAAATTCTGTGTGAGAAAATTGATCTCCCGTCCAAGAATATCTATCTAAAAGGTAGAGACCCTGGAGCACTGAACCAATCTCAAGTTAAATCTTTGGAGAAAAAATTATATGCCTAAAGTTGCATTAATAGAAACTAAACCTTCTAAAACTAATTATAAAAAAGAATTTGATAATTCTTTTGACTTTGACCAGTTTCAACTGTGTTCAAACCCTACACTCAAAAAAGTATTAAAACGAGACTGTGATATTCAGATTGATACTAACGTATACGACTGGATTATTCTAGTAGGAAGTGAAGCTCTGAAATACTTTACTAAAATTAATTCTGTTACCGAGTACTCCGGCAAACGGGTAGAGAAAAAGTTTCTCCCTGTTATAAATCCTGCTATGCTTGCATTTAAGCCAGAGGCAAAACGTACTTGGGACGACTCCAAGACCAGTATTATTCGTTACATCAATGGTGAAATTCTAGACAAAGAAGTAGATGACTCTATTGCTTTCGGCATTTCTGATACTGAAGAATGTAATAAGTATATTCAGGATGCTATAGACCATTCAGGCGAATACATTGCTCTTGACTCCGAGACTACTGGACTATACCCTCGTGATGGATATATGCTTGGCTTATCTTTGTGTTTTGATGGTCAGCGTGGTGCCTATATTGATACTGCTTGCTTTGATGAAACTACAGAATCTCTATTGCAAGAACTATTCGACAAAAAGATAGTAATATTTCATAATGCTAAGTTTGATATGGCGTTCTTTCAGTACCATTTCAACTTCGAGTTTCCAAGGATAGAAGATACTATGCTTCTATCTTACTTGATTAATGAGAATCCTGGCAACCACGGACTGAAAACACTGGCTGTAAAATATACTCCATACGGAGATTACGAAAAGCCTATGTACGACTGGATAGACCAGTATCGTAAAGAGCATGGCGTTCTTAAAAATGATTTCTGCTGGGAGTGGATTCCTTTTGAAACCATGAAAACTTATGCCGCCATGGATTCACTAGTAA